ATTGTGCACCAGCTTGGAGTTGTGCAGCAGTTCCAGTTGCGCCTAGATACAATATTCCAGACATTGTATCGCCGGCAGCGTTAATGTATAAAGTCTGGTCGGTAGCAGCTTGTGTTGCAATCTGTGTATTGACGTAGTTAGCATTAACAGCATCTGTGAGTGCAGATGGAGTATTGGTCAAGTTGGTGATGCGTTGGCTATTGACATTTATGCTAGATGTTACATTCAATGTCATTGTTCCACCATTTGGCAGCACAAAACTATTAGCTTGAATGCTACTATTACTTACGATGGCCCCAGTAATTGGAATAGCACCTGTGCCCGCAATCGGAACATAGTGAGATGCTGTAAATGCACCCCAGTGTGAGTCTTGGGCATCCACATATGTTTTATCTGTTGCGTTGCGGTTAGTACTTGCAGGAGTTGGCGTTCCGTCCGTTCCTTGTACAAGTGGTGTCGTTATGTTAAGGTTGGCAATTGCGTTGTTATTCGCATCCGTTGCTGTACCAAACGTTGGACCTAAGATATCTTGCCAAGCTGCCCCAGTATACACCTGTAAGTGTCCTGTTGTAGTATTGTAGAATAGATCACCTTGGTGAGGATTAGCGGGAGCAGAACTTTGCACAGCTGTAGTGATTGGAGATACCCATTGTCCTACGCCAGCAGCGCCATATGCATCATATACTTTTAGGTTTTGAACAGGAACAGCACTACCAGGTGCTGTAGTTGCGGTGGTAAACAACCTGGATAACCACGTAGCACTCTCTTGTTTATACGCCTGGTCATAGCGATACAATCCTGCAGCACTGCCACCGTAAGGTGCAGTAAGATAGTAGTAATCGCCAATTGTTGGAATAGCTGGGAGTGGACCAGTTCCAGCTGGAATTGTTGTTCCCATAGACGCCCACAATTTAGTGTTTGGATTGTATGCGTGCCACCCATAAGCATCCCCACCAGCTGTAGTATTGTGCCAATAGAAAATTGTTTGGAACCATAGTTGGCCACCAATTGGGTTGTGTGGAGCTGTGGAACCGGCGAAGGATTCTGCCAAACGGAGCAAATCTTCGTCAACTGATTCGCCCCATTCAAGTGTTCCGCGTCCGTACAAACGGAGAGTTGAGTGAGTACTTGAACCACCTGGACCATCGAATCCACCAGGCTGGATGATAAACTCATTTAGTAATGGGTCTGTGTAATCAATTGTATATGCTGACATGTGCTATTCCTACGCAAATAAAGTTCGTACCTCTATTTATGGTAGGGCGGCCTAGCGTGAAAGATATTCAAATGCCGAATTCTTTTGCCCAAAGTTTGATTGTTTCAACTTCAGTTGAGTGTTCTTTGAACCTAGTCATCCACCGCTCTGGCTGTCCAATCAGTGCATCCATAATGATTCTTTGTTCATCTGTAACACCTGTAGCATACAAAACTCTGAATTTCTTGCTGTTTAGCAATAACCACGGAGACAATTTGCGAACACGCAACATATGAATTATGTCCATGGGGTGCAGATGGTCAAATACGTAATCTACTTCGATGCGATTGTTCGATGCATAATTGTACAGCGTATCCAATGACAACTTAGCCTGTTCAATCGGGGTGGTTTTATGATCAAGAAATTCAAGATACATTGAATACACTTCATCATTAGTCCACAGCGTAGGCGGATAATCCTTTTCCACCATGAACCAAATGAACTTCTCAGGCATGGGCAAATCTACCTTCTTGGAAAATAAGGTAAAGTTGACAAACGTTCTGAAGTATTTGGAGGTCATAAATGCGGCTGCTGGGGGTGGCATTCGCTTCATATTACGCATCCACAACTGATAATAATTCAACGCAGCTTGTCCATTAGGAGACTTCATCTCCTCTTCGCGCTTCATCAAATTGCACTTATGTTCAAGATACCTGTTCTCTCGCACGAAAACACGATGACAATACCGGCAGGTGAACTGTGCTTCTGGCTGTAACTTGGATTGCATTAAAATTCCAATAAGTCATCATGCTGGGGTTTATCGGAAGTGCTTCGTTTTTTGGGCGGAGCATCATCTCCAGACCCCTTAAATTCTTTCTTGATTTTGGCAATTTCGTCTGGCTGAAATGCTAGGTCTTCTGCCATATCCAACACTTCATCCCTTGTTAATACAAGGAGTGCCTCGTTTGCATCTCTGGTGCTATATCCAAAGAACTCCATTACAGCTTTTGCTGATGTTGGCCTAGATGGAGTGCTTTTCGCTGGTAACTTGTTCCATGTGTACCGTTGTGGTTTGCCTGAATTGCAAATCGTAATTAGATACCACAACAGTTCTTTGTGTTGCTGAAGCGAGAATGTAAACGAGTTCATCAATTCATTGATGAAGTATATTTGTCTGGCATCTGTAGTACCAGACATCCACCTTGCAATCAAAAAAGGCATGAATGCCTTTTGCTCTTCTTCCGTTAAGTTACGGAAGAAGTTGGCATCTTTGTTGTTGGCTGCGTTTAATACGCGAAAAATATCAAGCTTCGGAGCTGCCATTTGTCTTTACGTTAAATTTGCGGTTGCAGAACTTACATAATACAACATCTCCCATTTGAGTCAAGTGGGTGTAAGGGTGGGTACATTCGCGAACCATATCATGGCGTAGTGCCGCGATTTCATCCATGATAGGAGTCTTTTCTGCCATTAAGTCGAGGATCTTCTCCTCAATTGGTTTCAACTTTGCTAGCAAAGTAACCATATTGTTCATTTTGCGATCCCAAGCTACTTTCTCACCTCGAGTTGCATTATCTGCAATCGACTCAAGCAAGCGACGAGTTTTTGTTTGTTCTGTTGTTTCACCTTCAGGTTTCTTGCGTCTTGCCATGGTATTACTCCTTGAATATGTATTTGATTTCTGTGCAGAAGGCATCCCAACCTTCTTCTGCCCAAATCTGGATTAAAATGACGGGGCACGCAGTTACAGCAATTGCGTATTCTACTACAAATAAAGTAATTTTGAGCATAGTTAAATTTGTGCCAGTTTAATAAAGCAGGCGGCGGCGTTAATTTCCGGGTCGCTAACCATTGAATTTTTGTATAGGTGTTCTGCTATTATCAAAATAGCTTCTTCCCACTTGTCATTATCTTGAAACTTTGGTGATTTGGATATGTTCTCATACAAGAACCGATACACACCTTCCCATTCATCTGATGATACGGTAGAGCATACCAGTTTGCGGGCATCCAACCACTTGTTACTTTCTATGAGATCGAGCAACTTAAACTTATAGTCGCCTGTTTCTCCCTCCAGAGTTGGGGGCATGAGCACCCCATCAATTGAATTCAATTGAAGAGTATTCACAATCTTACGGATATCAGGATATGCAAATGCAATATATTTGTCAAGCAGTGCTAGGTCAAAAGATACGTGTTCAGATACAAGAATGTTGAGCAAGTACTCAGCAATATCGTTATAATCCGCGGATTTGAAATAGAATTCTTGGCACCGGGAGCGGATTGGAGCGATGATTTTGTTGACGTGGTTGCAAGTCAAAATAAACCGCACATGGTCACTTACTTCTTCCATGAAACTCTTCAATGCGGCTTGCGCTGCTGGAGTTAGCATGTCAGCTTCTTCGAGGTGAACGATTTTAAAAGTTCCCATTGCTGAAGTTGTAGCAAAGCTCTTGATGTTGTCTCGAAATGTGTCAATGCCACGTTCGTCGGATGCATTGATGACTTTAACATCGCTTGGATCGACGTTCATTTCACTGATCAATATTTGAGCTAAAGTGGTTTTTCCTGATCCTGCTACACCAGATAGCAAAAGATGTGGGATCGATTTGTCCATGATAAATCGCATAACTGAGGCCTTATGTTGTTTATCATGGAAAACGTATTCGGATATTGTTTTGGGTCTATATTTTTCTACCCAAAGAGCATGTTTTTTGTTATATTGCATTACTTTCCTCCTCGATACACAATACTATACCGGTTATTGGAAGAAAATCAACTATCAAACGTAACTTCCGTATCCGTGTTTACGGAGTACATCTTCGATAGCTTTTAATTCCCACGTTTCATCTCTTGATAGTGGTTCATTAACTTCTTTTTCTTTTAGGAAATTATAGTGCTGCACCAATTCACCTATTTTGCTTTCGTTGGCATTGATGTCCCATACCCCTGCATATGGACGAACATGGCGCTTTGCTGGGACAGCATCTATTTGTGTCGTCACAGGAATTATTGCGGGAGCTGGCTCAATTGCTGGCTCAACTTGCGCAACAACTTCGGGCTGAACTTCATCAATAACTGGGTTTATTACTCCAGGATCAGACGTTACATATTCTTCAACCACTGGTTCTTCAACCACTGGTTCTTCAACCACTGGTTCTTCAACCACTGGTTCTTCAACCACTGGGATACCTTCTTCCGTGGTATCTACGGGATCGATAAGGTTTGAATCTTCTGCTTGTTGGTCTTCCCAATGGGCAGCATCTATTTCCGCATATGCAGGAGTAGTGTCTTCTGGAACTTCAACTACTGGTGCAACTTCAACCGGAGCTACTAGCTGCACTTCAGCTTCTGGTTCTTTCGCCATATCTTCAAACGCTTGTGGCATTTCTTCACGCGCGACAACAGGAACAGGGTCGGTGGATCGGGGGAAATGAATATCCTCAATCACAGGATTGACGGCCGCTGCCTGTTTCGCTGCAGCTTTCTCGAGTTCTCGCTGGCGAATTACAATGTTGGCAGCCAATGTTAATGCAATTGCAAATGGGTCGAATACCAAGATGATAATGAAAATTTCATACTTGGTAGCCGTATCAGTATCTACATTCAACGCTTTTGCGATGTACGTGATTGGACCTACGTGCGCTTCAGTTTTAACCAGCTCTTGTTTGAGTGGTAGTAACTCAGCATCAAGTTGTTTCATGCGAGCAGTAACTTGAATCTGTTCATTGCGATACTGTTTCGCAATGTTTTCACGAGCTCGGGTAGTTTGGCGAAGTGCTCTGGTAGCCTTTTCATCCACAGTTCCATCTGCAGCTTGTATAGAGTGAATCTGTGGGCCATTTTCAGCAAGTAAGTTGTCGATCTGTTTCTTGCGATCGAGAACTCGAGTCTTTTCTTCTTCAAGCAATGTAATCTGTGCTTGAGCTTGTTTTAGTGGCAATACATCTGTTTGATATCCAGCCGATAGGAATCCAAAGTGGCCAAGCCCAGTCAATAGCATTAATGTCAATATGCCGAGAATTAGGTATACTTTCAATGTAATGTTGACTACATCCCAGTACCTATACAAGAAAGAAGACGCAATCAACTTTCCGTATTCTAGTGCAACACCCATAGCAACAACTGACCAGAATACTCCACTAAATGTGGTAGCCAAACCCCATACACTGAAAAATCCGGATACGGTGGCAAGTAAAAATGCTCCAAGAGCTATTAGAAAAATGAACATAGGATAATTAGTTTACTGGAAAGTATGCAATTACGTCTTCTTCTTTGATGAACGTCAATTGCTCGCCATTGTGTACGAAATCTTCATACACGTTTGCATCATTGTATAACACCGTGGTTTGTTCTAATGGTGCAATGCATTTGGGACCAGCCAACTTGACCTCAGCCTGTGGTGTATCAGTAACCCCACTTACCACAAATAGCACTGACTCTTTTGATATCGCACCTTTCTTTTGGCGTTCGATAATGAGAGTAGTGTTCATTGGAATCAGGCTTCCTTCAGGAACAATGCGCATTGCTGCCGCTTGAGTTTCATCCGTTTTCCAATACGAAACACCATCTAGTTTAGATGCCAAAGTCCAACGCAATGCCGGCAAAAGTAATTGGCAGCCAGGTTTAACAAACTCGCACTCAGGGCCGGCGCTTATTACATTAACCCAACGAGGGAGCTTTGCGCTATCATCGGATTGATATTTGATGCTGAATTCGATTCCCGACGCAGTGGCTTCCTTCTGGAATTCGCCCTTGCCATTAACTTTGTCAACGAATTGGAAAATAATAGAGTTTTTGATTGCGCGAAGATTCATTGTATGCCTTTGTTTTATGTGTTATATTTGTATTGATATTACTTATTTGTTGGGTTGACGCGAAGCTTCTTTGGACGAACCGCAGTAACCGGTGGTTCAACTGGAACTTCGATTGGAGCTTCTACTTCAGTAGCATCCATGAATTCTTCCGGCTCGTCAATTTCTTCTACGATACCATTTCCGCTAGACGGAGTAGTATCAATTGCTCCAGCCATTTGGGATGCGGTAACAGCAATATTTTCATCAATCTTTCGAATGCGTCGTTTGAATTTTGCGTCAATGAAGTCTTCGCGGGCACGGACATTGGTTGTCTTTGGTGCGCTTGCAATTTGTTCTTTGATTTTCAAAAGGTCGAAATCAACTATCTCGCCTCTTGCACTCTTTCCCTTTGCCATGGATTATCTCCTAATTATTCATGTAAAAAATCATTTATGTCCAACTCATACGCGTAACTATCGACATCATGTGCTCCAATCACGAAGAGAATATAACTCGACACGGATGAACCACGACCAACACCCCACACGATACCTTTTGCGGTTAGCCTATTTATGATGTAAATTATAGTCTTCAACACGCTAAATAACCCTCGTTCCTGGTATCTAACGATTTCCTGCGTCAATCTAATATCACGGCTGGCGATTTCATCACTATCCATGCCAGCTACAATCATGTCATGCCTATCCAACAGATAGGTTAATACATCTAGCTGCGCATACTCTGGGGGTAATACCCAATCAGAGTTTAATGGGCCACATTCGCTTTTTACTTGAAGGTTGTGTTCTTTTTTGCTAAAGCGATTATATTCTTTTACATCATCATTCAAATAATCAACAAATTGAACCACATCCAACAATCGATTTGGATCAAAGGAAGATACTCCATCAAACCACAAGGTTCGATCTCTAAGGTATGTATTACGCGAAGGCGCTCTTGTATTGTCCATTTGATGTGTCAATTGATGGTGTCTTAACGGGAATTGCTGCAGCTTCTGCATTTGCAAACAATCCACTTGGAGGCGGAGGCGGCATTATGTTCGAAGGCTGATACGCTGGAGCTGTTACTGGTGGGGTTCCCGCTGGAGCAACAATGCTCGATGGGCCTGCATATGTAATGGGTGCAGTGCCAGCATTAAAAGACGGTGCAGGCCCACTTGTTTCTGCTACAGAGTCAAGCTTCTCACGAATACGCTTCCATTGAGAGGCGCTAGGGATCCAATCCGCATCTTGCATTTCTTCCACGCCTTCTAGCCACATTTTGAATTCTTTAATTGTTATTGTTTTCTTTTTATCGTCTGCCATTTTATGGTCTCCTTATAGGTTTCGCAAATATTTAGTATCTTTTTGGGTGTGTTAACCTATTAAATCGCCAACAATATTGTTCTTTAGATACTTATTGTATGCATCACCAGGTGAGACATTAACCCAAATATCGGGTCCGATAGGATGGCACAACATCTGATGTTTGTTCAGTGAAGGACCAACATTCTTGTGTTCTACGAAGTAATTGGTCGCAATGATTTGAGCTGGAATAGCTGTGCTTTTCTTTGGTCCAAATACAAATGCAGTGAATTCGCGCCCAGCCGTTTCTGACAGTTCAACTACGTCGATTTGAGACGTTTCTGTATCATACACCAGGATGTTCCAATTTGCTGGAAGAATAAATTCGAATCCGTTTACTTGAATTTGAATGGACGGGCATACTACTTCCTCCAGCATAAGCAGGGGAGCAAGAGTGAAGTCCATCATAGCTAGGTCCAATACCCACATATACTCTGTGACGGTAGGGCCGTGAATGTTGTCCAATATGATTGGTTTTGAGTGGTCGTCGAATATTAACATACGTGTATTGTACCTGAGTTAGATGTTATTGTCAATGTTATTTTGTGAGTACGTAACCTTACGCTTTTTGAACGGATACCCTGCTTCTGTGTAGTAGTTTGTTCGGATTTTAAGATGTTTCTTGCTGTATTTCAAGTCACCACAGATATCAGTAATGTCCACACTATCTTTATCATCAGCTTTTCGCAGGCTTCGTCCAATGCCCTGAATGATACGGATGAAACTCTTGCCCATATCTACGGTGATAAGATTGAAGATTCGATCAATGCTAATACCAGTTCCTACCACGTGCACCGTTCCAATTACCACAAGATTGTTGTGATTCTCGAACATATTGTATACTTCTTGCCTTTTAGCAGCTTTCTTCATGTCCTGCCCATTAACAAATATGGCGCCAGGAATTAGTGCCGCAATTTGTCGACCGTAAGGAATGTTATCAACCAAACAAAGTACATTACCTTTTGTTTGATCTGCTTTGAGCATGATTACTTCCGCAATCCACGCAATTCTATCCTTCTTTCGATACAGATACGATTTCTCCGAGGAAAAGTCGGGGAAGTAGCCATCTTTGAACTGAGTATACGTTGGTGGCTTGCTAATGTTTGCATATTCATCGCAGAACTGCTGATATTCAGCGGTTAAGTCTTCTTCCAGTTGAAGCACGTTGATATTTGGTTTCGCCAATACTCCTTCATCAATCAATGTAGATGCTGGGATCTCATAACGAACCTGACCAATAGCTACATGAACTGACATAACGTCAGATTCGTCTTTGGGTAACGTTCCGGTGAAACCAAAACGATACGGAACATTGAATGCATGCTTAGTCAAGATTTCACCAAGCACTTTACCTTTCGCACCGTGACATTCGTCAACAATCACCAGTTGAAATAGCTCTACAACCTTTGGATTGTGCTGTAATGCTTGCCAAGTGCTTACTACGTGTTGATGATCCAACGTCTTGTGGTTTCCGCTGTATTCGCCCGTATCCATTTGGCAGTTGAGGTACTCATTTTTCGTTTGAGTAATCAGTCCTTGGTCAGGAACAATCGTCAAAGTTTTTACACCATGAGCACCATATGCGCTGCATAGGGCGGCGCACATCAACGTTTTACCGGCCCCAGTACCAGCAACAATGATGCCGTTGCCGTGCGTAATTAGTTCATTGACAGCCTCGACCTGATACCACCTGAGTTTAGTTGGCTTCTTTGTCTTGAGGTGCAAGATGTGAAGGAACATTTCATCGTTGATGGTTTCCGGACAAACTGCAGCAGTTTTCCGCAAGTCTTCAAGTTCGAGTTTGTATCCCCACTGCACGAGACGAGGCAATATCTCTTCTAGGAGATATACATATGTCTTACCATTGTCGTTGAAGAATTTTATCTTCCCATCCCAGCGACCCAGCTTAAACAGTGGGTTGAAGAAGTAGTTGGGAGCGAATACTGAGTACTTCTTTTTCAGTATGTTTATGTGATCTCCGTGGAGACCCATTATTACGCACGATACTTCGTCTAGTATTCTTATTTTTATAGTTTGTGCCATTAAATCACTGCTTCTTGCATTTCTACAACTTTTAATTGCGTCCAGTCTCGTAATGCAAATCCACGCTTATCCCATGCATCACATACTGCTGTATACTTCTTGAGGAGTTCTTCGATCTCCAAATAGATTTGGTAGTATTGCAGGTATTCATCTTCGTTATCGATGTACTTTTCAATAGTACGTTCGCCCAACACCTTGGAGTAGTTTTCGTTGTACTTTCTGTACAATCTGCCGCGACAAGCTTCAACTTGCGCCCACATATACTTGAGTAGCTTTTCGATTTCTGCTTTCTTCATGCCATACTGAACTGGCCAAGCTGTTTGATCTTTTACTGCTTCTGCGCCAGTCTTACCTTTGACAGATATGCGAGTAATTGCCATCGCAAGGTCTGCTTCATAGTATAGGATAATGTCCGGTAGTTTGTTCCGGATATCTTCCCACTTTCCTTTGACTACATTGATGTCATTGAGTGGAGTATTGTCCATTAGTGTGTCGTCCCTTTAGTTTGATGCTGGAATACCAACATCTGCAACACCTGATCTTCTGTCAACTTTGAAGCATCAAATGTTGTGGTATCTTTTTGGTTCTTTTTCGCTGGAGCTGGTGCTTCTGGTAGTGACTGAGCAATCATGTCCTTCAAATATGCAATGATTTCATCCTTTGGCAGGAATAGGCAGCGAACTGGGAGACCAACTCGAACGGATCGAGTTATAAGTCCATCAATTTCAGATGCTTGCGAATCTGGCACCAATTGCGTTAAAAACTGCGGGATTTCCGCGCCTTTTTGGTGAAAAACGGTGCAAATCAAAGTTAAAGTTGTGTCTTCAACTTCGATTGCACCCCACATGACGTGTTCAGCTGGTGTGTCAAAT